GCAATTCTATCAACCACGTTAAAGAACTACATCCCTAAGTTGACGGACAACATCTTCTCTGCCCGACCACTGTTTTACGCGCTGACCAATGGACAGACCAGTCGGCGCAGCAGTGGTGGTGCAAAGATTGTTGTTCCGCTAATTTACGGGACCAACAGCACCGCTGCATCGTATAGTGGGGCGGATACTATCGCCACGACTGCTCAGACTGGCATTTCTGCCGCTGAGTACGACTGGAAGCAGTACGCGGCCACAGTGACCATCAATGGTATTGAGGAAGCCAAGAACAACGGCGAAGCTCAGATCATTGACCTGCTGGAAGGCAAGATCTTCCAGACGCAGGAAACCATCATCGAGAACATGAACACCATGTTGTTCGGGAACGGCACTGGCAACAGCAGCAAGGACATGCTCGGTTTGAGCGCCTTGGTTGGTTCCACGGGTTCTCCTGGTGGCATTGACGCCACCGATGGGGACAACTCGTGGTGGCGTTCCGCGGTAACCAACCAGGCCGGTGCGATCACCGTCGCTGCGATGGCTACCCTCTACAACAACTGCTCGGTTGGCAACGACCAGCCGACCATCATCATCACGGGTCAGAACCAGTACGAGGCTTACGAGGCTCTACTGGATGGTCAGATCCGCTACACCGACACCGACATGGCTGACGGTGGCTTCCAGAACCTTCTGTTCAAGGGCGCCCCGATCACCTTCGACGGTGTTCTCGCAGGTGAAGGCAAGCTTTACATGCTTAACACCAAATACCTGCAACTGGTCGCTCATTCGGATGTCTGGTTCAAGCCGACGCCGTTCGTGCGTCCAACCAACCAGGATGCGGTGTTCTCGCAGCTGCTTTGCTACGGCGAGCTGACCACCTCCAACCGTGCCCGTCAGGGCTACATGTACGGGATCACGCCTGCTTAGGCCCCGTACCTGACTTCTTGGGAGCATGATGGGACGAGGTTTCGCATACGCATACAAAGCAGGGCAACGCCCGTATGGGCAGCCTGCCGACGGATACCGTGACGCTTCGCCTCGACCCCAAACTGTGGGTTCGTCGCGGAATGTTCAACGGGTTCAGCGTATCGCTACCTCTGTTCCAGCTCCCGAGGTCATCTTGTGCAGCTCGCTGACCCGTGACGGGGCACCCTGCAAGGGGCGTCCTGTTACGGGCAGCGACCTGTGCGTCTTCCATAGGGAGTAACGGTGGACATTTCGACCATGCGGTCGTATATCCGCTCTGTGGTGGACATTGATACGTCGGACATTTCTGACGATGTGATGAACCGTTTCCTGGGCGAAGCCTATGACGTAATCGTCTATTCGGAGAAACGGTGGCCGTTCTTCGAGGTTTCCGCCACGTTCAACACGGTGGCCGGCCAGAAGGACTACACGGTCGCTGCTGTGGGCACGGGGGTCACGAACGGGTTGCGTGAAATAGCGGCCCTCAGGACCGACAATCAGGTTCTCGAGTATCTGGGCCGTGATGACGGCGATGTGATCTACCCGTTGAATAGCAACAATACGGGCAACCCGTGGTATTGGTCTTTCTGGGCTGATTCGGTGCGCCTGTACCCGACCCCAGGATCAATAGACACCGTTTACGTTCGGGGGTACAAGGATCCTGCAGCGTTTGGTGCTGGGGTTTCAGACAGCACTGAACCTTCTGACCTTCCTGAACCGTTCCACATGGTTCTCGCTACTTACGGGATTGCCCGTGCTTACGAGCAGCAGGAAGATCCGACGATGTCGGCGCAATACTTTTCGATCTTCAACCAGGAGCTCGACAATCTGCGTGCCCGCTACGAAGACATGCCGGCCGCCCAACCGGTCAGGTTGAACAGCCGGTCGGCTTCGCGGTGGATGTCGCAGTCGTACCTGCCGAGGCGGTTGCGTTATTCGTGGGAGCCGTAGATGGCTTCCGCCACATGGCATCTGGAAGCCCTTGAGGCTTTCACGGGGGGCCTCAACCTTCGTTCCGACCAGTTCAATCTGGCCGACAACGAATCTCCCGATCTTCTCAATGTTCTCGTCGATCCGCGTGGCGGGATCCGTCAACGCGACGGCGTGGACCGTAGGAACACGACGGCGTTAAGCGCCGACATCCAGGGCATCTGGGCGTTGCATACCGATAGTGGCACCAATCAGGTAATGGTCAACTACGGCACGAAGGTTGCCCACAGTGCAACAGCGAACTTCACAGATTTGACAGGCATCACTGCTCGGACGGACGGCACCCGTGTGTACGGCGTGACGATGAACAATGTTGCCTATGGTGTGTCCTACGACAAGGTGTCTTTCAGGTGGAATGGCACTACGGCCGCCGATTTGGGCACCACGTTTGGGGCTGCCGGCAACATGCCGCAGGCCCAGTACATAACAGCGTGGAACAACTTTGCGTGGGTTGCCAATACCTACGAATCGGGAACGGGGCACAAGTATCGGTTGCGGTGGTCAAACGCCAACGATCCTGAGACTTGGACCGATACCGATTATGTCGACATCGACAAGGGCGACCACGGCGACTACATAACGGGCTTGTGCCCGATGGGTGACCGATTGTTGGTGTTCAAGTCGAACAGTGTGCATGCCGTGTTCGGTTTCGATTCTGATTCTTTCCAGGTTGTGACGTTGAGCAACGATGTCGGGTCGGTTCCGTTGTCGTCGCCGATAGCGACACCGTTTGGCGTGTTCTTCTGGTATGCCGACCAGGGTGCCTACTTGTACAACCGTGAGGGGTTTGTCTGGGTGTTCGACAAGATGTCGCCGGCTGTCGACGATGGACGCATTTCGTTTGCGACGAATCCGCAGCTCGGGTGGGGAAACAACAAGCTGTACGTTTCGGTCGATTGGACTGAGGGCGGTTCGACAACCAGGCGAACGCTTATCTATGATCCGACGATTGCCGGCGGGGCGTGGACGACTACTGACATTGATGCCGCTGCGATGTATTCGTATCGGCCACCGAATAACTCTTCAACTGTTTACGGGGCGTGTGTCGCCCACACTGGGGTGTTGGTCGACGTTGAGGACGAGCAGAACCGGTCCACGGACAGGTATGCGTCTTCTGCCGAAACACACATTTCGTCGTATTTCGTTACACGGTGGGTGTCGGGCAAGAACCCGATCTTGAAGAAACGGTGGGGTCGACCACGTTTGGTTACGTCTGCTGAGGCAACGATCTCGTTGCCGGTGTCCGTGTTCAAGGACTACGACAAGTCTGCTGCCACTGGCAGTTTCAATGTGAGCATTTCGGGCAAAACGTCTACTTCGCTGTGGGGGACAGCCAAATGGGATGACGGCGACGATACGTCGCCGTATTGGGCTGCGTGGGATGCGATCTCGCGTGATCTCACCGCTGTGGTGTTGAACATGCCGACACTCGGGACAGCGAAGGCTGTAAGTGTGAAAGTAAGCGGCCCGACTTCTAACAACCATTGGGAAATGAACGCGTTGGCTTTCGCCTACACGCCCAGGAGGCTTCGATAAATGGCGACACTGGCGGTCACCAACTCGTTCTCTGCCGGCACCACGATTGTGGCTGCCGACATGAATCAGAACTTCGATGATGTCGAAGCGTTCGTCAACACCACCCCTGGTGTCGTTCAGAAAGACATCGTTGATGCTAAAGGCGACATTCTTGCGGCCACAGCCGCTGATGCGATATCCCGTTTGGCTGTGGGCACCAACACCCATGTGTTGACTGCTGATTCGTCGGAAGCGACGGGTCTCAAGTGGGCCGTAAGCCCCCCTTTGGATGTGGTGACCACCAAGGGCGACCTCATGGTTGCCACTGCTGCCGACACGGTCTCTCGTCTCGGAGCTGGCACCAACACGCACGTTCTGACTGCGGATTCGTCGGAAGCGACGGGTCTCAAGTGGGCTGCGCCCACGGTGGGGACGGTCACGGCGGTTACTGGGACAGCCCCGATTGTGTCGTCTGGTGGGACAACGCCCGCTATTTCAGTGACGACCAATGATGCCCAGCTCATTCTGAACAACACCATCTTCAACTAAGGAAAGACAATGGCAACATATTCCAAGCAACTGCTGTCTGGCGGCACGACAGGCAAGAACATCAAGGTTGTTCCCACCTCAACGGCAGGAACAACGATCCACACCGCCG